CATGGCGGGTCTAACGACGTACAAGCGCGTTGAGTGGATCAAGCAAGTCCGCATAAGTTCCGTCCTGCAACGACGGAGCAAAGCGCTAGCCCCGGCGGTGCACATCCTCAGACGGTCATGGTTCGCCATGCCCGCACACGATGTGACCCGAGTCACGACGGCTAGCTAGCGCGCCCAACCCGTCTGAGGAAGTCCTTGCGCTCCAGAAGGAGCACAAGCCACCCACTCAGACGGGAACAAACAAATGATCAACCTGACCGCTCAGCAGATCGCGGACGCCAAGAACAAGGACCTTGACGCGATTACGGCAGTCATCAAGGAGACTGAGGACCGGGTTGGACAGCTTGCCCGGCACTACGCCACCACGAGCGGACGAACTGACTACACGCTCATGGAAGACCTCATGCAGACCGGACGCATTGCAGTCTGGGAAGCGCTGGACCGGTTCCAGGGAACTGAGGTTGCGCAGTTCTTCACGTTCATTGACAAAACCCTCAAGGGTGTTCTGAGCGACGAGCGCAAGGAAGAACAGCGAATCGGAGTTAGCCGGTCGGTTGCCGCTGACTTTGAAAAGGCGCTCCGAATTGCTGAGGGAGACCCTTACCTTGCGGAATTCCTCGTCACGACGACTGAGGTCATGGGCAAGCGCAAGATGAGTGAGGACACGGCTTACGCCGCTCGCCTCTCTTGGATGGGCATTGACTACCTTGACGCTCCGCTTGGCGGGGACGGTATGCCGCATGACGCGACGCTTGCGGACATGCTCGCTGACTCGGCCGGTGTGCCTGAGGATCTGCTTGAGCCTTCCGACTACGTGAGCGCTGAGCGCAAGAAGACCACTGACAAGGTTCACTACGTCCTCAAGAAGATGGGGGCGCAGCACCGGCACGTACTGAGCGCGCTTACGGGTATCGCCCCGGTCGGCTACTACGGCACTGAGAATGACGCGGAGCTTGCTGAGGAACTTGGGGTTCAGCAGTACCGGGTTACGTCGATTCGCTCGCGTGCCAAGGACCGTTTCGCTGAGCTTTGGATTGCAGCGTTCACCAAGTGAGGGAGCGTCGCCCTCGTCCCGCTCGTGCCCGAAAGAGTCGGGCGGGACGTACAAGGCGCATACGTAAGCGGAAAGCCCCTGAGGGGGCCTACAGCCGCTCAGAACTGTTCGAACGATGGCACGGCGCTTGTTGCTACTGCGGGGCGCCTGCCGAACACGTGGACCACATCAAGCCCCTGTCAGGGGGTGGGCGGGATGTTCTCGCCAACGTCGTACCGGCGTGCGCTGACTGCAACCTGAGCAAGAGCGCGCTGAGCTTGGCCCAATGGGCCGGAACTTTCTAGGGGAGAGATCATGCAGACCTACACCACTCGTAACGGCGGTTCCCTTGAGGTTGACCGCAACGGCGCGTTCACTGACTTGCATCTCAAGGACCCGGCGGGGGAGACGATTGCCACGGTGGTCAAGCCTCACGCTGAGGCCGTTCCGCTCATTGCAGCGATCATCGCTCTGAGCAAGTGACTCCGGACCAAGCAACCCGCATCCTCATCAAGCATCTAGAACGACTCTCGGGAGAGACGATGGCTATCAACGTGACGCGTGAGACCAAGGCAACGGTTACGGCTGCGAACGGTGGGCGGGTGCTCGCGTGGACCAATGACAAGGAACCGAACGTGATCAGCGTTGCGGTTCCGGGGGACCGGGCCAAGCTGACTCCGCGCGAGGCTCGTGAGCTTGCGGCATACCTGAACGAGGTTGCCTCTGAGGTTGTGAGCGCTGCGGGTGTTGAGGCGGGTCGTGTGGCCCCGGAGGGTGTGCGTGTGCGGGTGTCCCCGTGGCGCTGACGGAGTCTGACGAGGGTATGACCGACGCTGAGTATGTGGCAGAGCGCGCGGACACGTTCCGTGCCGCTCGTGCCCTACTGGACCGATTCGAGTGGGACGAGCCGCTAAGCCCGGAGGATGTCACCGGGGTTGCGATGTTCCTAGCAGGCGACACCACCAAGTAACGACCGACTGACCGGGGCGAGTCAATTACTGAATTCAGTAGTTGGCTCGCCCCTCGCATGGGGAGAGATCATGAACGTTCAGCTTCTTGCCGCAACCGCTATGAGTCCTTACGTTCTCGCTGAGACGTACGGATACGAGGTCACCACGCAGAGGGAAGGCGCTACGGCCGGTGACGCGCTCGCTGAGGCTGCCGGGCGTATCTGTTACAAGAGCTTTGACCGGCCGAACCCTAAGACTGCTCGCAACGCTGACTATCTGGCCAACATCATCAGTCAGGGTCATTACTCGGTCATGGAACATGCTTCCGTGACGTTCCTCGTTCAGGGTGTTTCCCGCGCGCTTCTCGCTGAGCTGACCCGGCATCGTCACCTTTCGTTCTCGGTCGTGTCGCAGCGCTATTGCCGGTACGACAACACTGAGCCCGTGATTCCTCCGGCCGCTGAGGGAACCCCGGCTGAGACTGCCATCAAGAACGCGTACGCCGATGCCCTCGTTACGTACCGGTACCTTGTTGAGGATCTGACCGCGCGAGGGTTTAAGCGCAAGGAAGCTCGTGAGGCTGCTCGGTCGGTTCTTCCGAATGCCGCGCCGGTGGACATGGTTGTTACCGGCAACCTGAGGGCTTGGCGTGATGTGCTCGGTAAGAGGCACCACGTTGCCGCTGACGCTGAGATCAGAGAGTTTGCCGGGCGTGTGCTCAGGCTGCTCCGTGTGGCTGCCCCTGCGTGCGTTCAGGACGTTCCGGCCGCACCGTATGGGAGTGAGGGCAAGTGAGCCGTACGACCCGCGTAGCGCTTCTCGTGTTCCTCGTTGCCGCTTGGTCGCTTCTGCTGACCGGGTGTGACGCGGGCCCTAAGTGTCTGGACTATGACACTCAGGTTGTGAGCACGACGACGATTGTGAACGGCAAGGTTGTGCCGGGAACGTCCATCGTGACTATCTGCACTCGGTACGAGGACGAGGGGAAGCACAAGTGACCCGACCCGATTGGGACCCGTACTTTCTCGCCGGTGCCGCTTGGGCGGCTACTCGCGCGGACTGTACGCGTGCTCAGGTGGGCGCAATCCTCGTGAACGCTCAGAGGGACGTGAGGGGGACCGGGTACAACGGTGCCCCCTCCGGGGTTCCCGGCTGCAAGTCTCAAGGGGCTTGCCCCCGTGGGCAGTTGACCCCTGAGCAGTGCCCCAGGGACAGCGATTACAGCAACTGCATTGCGGACCACGCAGAGCGCAACGCGATTCGGCACACGAGCCCTGAGGAGCGTCTAGGGGCCACGCTGTACAGCACTCGGGAGCCGTGTCCGGCTTGCTGGACGCTGATACGGGCGAGCGGGATTGCTCGGGTCGTTACTCCTGAGACGACGTACGAGCGGCCCTAGGGGCAGGTACTGAATTCAGTAGTTGGCTTGCGTGCGGCTCTCGGGGCGTGCTTAACTCTGACTCGTAAGCAGGAACGAGCGAGAGGGACCACGATGAACATCACTGCCGCTGAGCTTGAGGAGTCGTACGGGCACCGTGGGGGCCGTTGGACGGTCGCGCGTGACGGTGGTATCTGGGACGCGATGACCGGCTACGGCTTCCCGTGGGCAATGGCTACGGCCGAATGGATCGGCAAGCCCTCGTTCGTCTGCTCGGTCACGGTTACGTTCATTGACCTTGAGAGCGGGGAGCGGGTAACGGCGGAAGTGAAGGCGTAGCGGCAAGGTTGGGCCCCCTCTCCGGAGGGGGCTTTCTTGCGTTGACCTGCTGCTATTACGGAGAGTCAGGAGGCCGGCGAGTTGGTTACCCTACGTGACCTTTTTTAGGGTCGGCTTCCACCGTGACTAAAGTTAGGGCACGAGTGTCAACCCTGTCAAGTCCCGAAAAAAGGCAGGTACTGAATTCAGTAGTTGGCTTGCTTCCTCGCGCGCGCACGCGTAGAGTTCTTCTTGTCAGCAGGAAACGCCAAGCGAGAGGCAAGCAAATGAACGCCACCACCACCGCCCGAGTGACCGTGAAGACGCAGGGGCGCGGGGGATGGGCTCAGGTCCGCGAGTTCGACGCCGCCAACGCTGAGATCCGCTCTTACAAGATCCGCAGCAACGAGGACATGCTCCTCACGGCCAACGAGCGCACGGGCCGTGCGTGGAGCTGGGGCGCCATGGGTACCGGCTACTGGGCCGGGATGTAAGTAAGAAGGAGGGGGCCCCTGCGGGGGCCCTTTCCCTTTGGCCTAGCTTGTGAACTTGTGGTTTGCGTGGAACGTACATCTATCTTTGGTCTGAGGCTCAATGCGTGGGCGCTACATCTATCTTTGGTCCCCGGCAGGTACTGAATTCAGTAGTTGGCTTGCGTGGGGGAGCGCACGCGTGTAGCGTCTCTCTTGTCAGCAGGGAACGGCGCAGAGGGAGACGGAAGATGTTCAGCATCAAGTACAACCGGACCACGAACCACATTGCCGGTATCGCTGAGCGCACCGTCTCTAACCAAAGCGCCGAGAATGCCAACCGGTACGGTGCGGTTGCCTACTACGCCGAGAACGCTTGCGGCAGCCTGACCCGGTACCGGTTCGCTGACGGTGCCTCGTTCGAGTCGCTTGCTGAGGCTCTTGAGGCTGCCCGTAAGGCCGGTGGGCGCAAGCTCTGCAAGACGTGTGAGAAGGCTGCTGAGGCTGCCCTTGCGGCTGCTGAGGCTGTCACTGAGGCGCCCACGGTGGACGAGGTGGCCGAGACCTCCGAGACGCTGACGTTCAAGCGGACGCGGGACGCTCTCGGTCGCACGATCCACGTTGCCGAGTCTGAGCGCTTCCGCTACGTGGCTCGCTCGGCCGGTAAGGGCATGTGGGACGTTGAGGTTTGGTCCCTCAGGGCCGTGGGTGAGATTGACCCCGTGTTCATCGCTGACAAGCAGATTGCCTCTCTCTGTGGCGTGTCGTACGCGGACGCCAAGGCTGAGGCCAACAAGTATGAGGAGAGCAAGAGAGTGCCTGAGATCGCAGCGCAGAACCCTTCTGAGCCCCGGATCAAGTTCAAGGTCAACCGGATCCTTGGCTCAAGCATCGTCACGGACGAGGACGGTTCCAAGTCGTTCCGGATGATCGTTGACGAGGCTGTCCGTGGGCCGGTCGGTCTGATCTTCACGGAGGACGAGGCACTATGGCTGTTCGCTGACATCATGGACCGACAGAAGGAGTTCCGCGAGTGGCAGGCTGAGGCGGGGGAGTGACCTAGGCCACGGGGAAAGCAGGTACTGAATTCAGTACCTGCACCCCGGATTCCGTGCTACTGTTCTCACATGAACAAGGACGAGTTGAGCGAAGAAGCCCGGATCATGCTGAGCCTCATGGAAATTGACGAGATCCTAGAGCGCCGGAAGATGGTGCGGGAAGTGCTCGAAAGGTCTTGGATCACGGCAGAGATGATCCTCATGGAAGACCCGGAGTGAAAGGGGGCCCCTACGGGGGCCTTTCCCTTTGCCCTACCTTGTGAACTTGTGAACAGTAAGATGCGTGGGCGCTACATCTATCTTTGGTCTGTGTAGCGCGCACGGGTCTTACGTCGGCCCGGGGTTGTACGACTTAAGAAGGATCCTTGAACAATCCTTACGTCGCTCTTGTTGAACTCTTAAGTACGGGAGAATCGGAGTACAAGGGTCCGGTTCAGCGGGTGGGGTGGTAGTGGTGTCGTCGTTCAGGGTCAGCATGACGCTGGGGGTTCTCGTTCGGGGCTCTGAGGGCTTGGGGTGGCGTCCGTGCCTCCGAGTGCCCTCCCTAGGACACGAGATAGTCATGAACAACGAGGAGCTTGGGCCGCTCATGCGGGCTCAGGCAACGTTGGTAGAACGCTTCCTCACGCCGATGGGGGAGCCGTACGAGGGTTTCCGCATCGTGGCCCGTGACGCTGCCTCAGGCGCCCTTGTGGCGCTCGCTAGGTGGGTCCGGTGCCCGTCCTCTGGCCGGTACCGTCCGGCGCCCGACGATGCGGGCTTGTTCCTCGCTCACGAGCACGGGGCTGCTCTCGCTGCCTAGGTGGGTACCCTCGCGGCATGGACGAGTTGATGCACGGGATAGCCCCGGCCAAGGTCAAGACCTACACGAGCACGCAGGAGCTGCTAGCCAAGCTTGAGGGTCGGGCGGCGCTGTGGGAGCGACATGCGCGGGATGCCACGGACCGGGCGGCAGAATTCGAGAGCGCCGCTCAGCGGATTAGGAACGGCGCGTCAACGGTGACCGTTGGACGAACTACCTACACGTTGGAGTAGTTCAGGCGTAATCTGGCTCAACTGGCCTGGTAACAGACCGGGCCTGACTGCCAGTTAGGACAATCGAACAATGACCCAAGCGGACAACGCTACGGCGTTGGGAATGTCGCTTGACTCTCACCCCACCCTGGGGCAAGGGCAAGCGCTCGTGACAGCGGTAACGCCTTTACCTCCGGGGTGGGGTTCGTTCTGCTCTAGGCCGGACAAGGACAACGGTCCCCATTGGTACGCCGTGTCTCCGTACGACGTTGACGGGCTCAAGGAGATGTGGGGTCGGGACGCTTACGGGCTCGATCACACCGTGTCTGCCCCCACGTGGCCGCTGTTGCATCAAGCGGTTGCGGCTCAGGTCGAGTTGTACAAGGCGCTGACGGGTGGTGGCTCGTGAGCACGGTTCTCAAGTACGTGAAGCACACCATTCGCCACGTGAACGAGGGCGGTTGGATCCTTGAGGCGTTCTGCGCCAAGGGGACGTGCGAGGCGACTTCCGGCCCCAAGGATTCCCCGGAAGCCGTTGAACTGTGGTGCTTGGAACACACGGGCTTGAACCCCGATCATGATCTATTCCGGCGCGTGGCTTCTGATCATGCACGGGTGACGAGAGAGGAGTAAGGCAGAACCCCCGAACAGAATTGGTGTTCGGGGGTTCTGAGGGTCACTCTAACGGGCCCCGGTTAGTCGGATGAGGTATCCGGCTACCGGGGCTCTGTCGTGTCCGTGAGGACGGCCTCAACGGCTGCCGCTATGCCGACGCTTGAGAGCTTGTCCGGGTTGGTCACGTCGACCGTGACGGGCTCGCCGGTCGGCTGCTCTGTCTGCGGGTCGGTGGTCTGTGCTGTGACCGTTGCCGGGTCCTTGTGCGAGCACTCCTCAGCGCCGGTGACTTCCACCTGTACGGCTGTCTCGTCGCTGAGTACGGCAACCATGGTGACCGTGTCTGCGGGCTCGTCGTACGAGACGGCTAGGGGCTCGTCGCTGACCCGCGCTAGGAACATGTGCAGGGGGTTGAGTACGTCCGGCACGCTGATACCGGTGGTGTCCTCAATGAACGAGGTAACCGGCCCCTTGTTGCTCTCGGGCTCGGGCGTCTGCTCGGGCTTTTCCGGCTGCTTGGTGGCTTTGGGCTTAGCCGCCTGCTTGGTCGTGGCTGCCTTGGGCTTGCTCGCTGCCTTGAGGGGCTTGGCGGGCTTCCCGGTTGCCTTGGCCTCAGCGAGGCTCTGAGCGGGGCTAGGGGGCCCGTGGGCCGGTCGCTTGGCCCGTTGGGTGTCCTCGTCGGCAACGGGGCTCTCAGGGGCCGTGTGGTGCTTCTCGTCGGCGTGACCGGCTGCCGGTGTCCGCACGTGGCTGCCGGGGGTGCCCTCAGTGCTCGGTACCCCGGGTATGTCCTCGGGGGTGATGAGTGCGGGGGCTTCCTTGACGCCGTTCTGTGTGTCGGCGTGCCCCAGGAAGTAGGCAAGGGGGAGTGCCGCAGCGAGAATGCCGTACCCAACCTTTGCCTCTAGTGGTAGTGCCTTGATCGCTGCACGCTTGCCCATGCTTCCCCCCGACTGTCCGGATTGAGTTGTTCCGCTTATGGAAACACGTGGTAGACCCATCCATATAAGTGGATCACGGGTGACTGGCTGCTGTGAGCCCCTGGGAGGCATAACCGCTGGTCAAGCCGTACATCCATTTCCCTCGTCACTGTTCGCTAACCAGGGGAATGGATGTATGCTGAGGGCATGTCAGCGACTCTCAGAACGGCCATTGACGTAGCGGCGGGGGCAGCCACCCAAGCGGCGGCTATCTATGTCAGGCAGAGCCGTAAGAAGGCGGACGGGTCGGAAGCCTCACCGGCCGTCCAGCTCGAAGAGTGCCAGAACAAGGCCGGGAGCATGGGTGTATTGCCCTTGCCGGTCTATGAGGACCTTGGCATTTCGGGCTATGACCCTAAGGCGGAGCGTCCGGGCTTTGACCGCATGTTGCGGGATGCCCGCGCGGGAAAGTTCTCTCACGTCCTCGTCTACTACATGAGCCGCTTTTCCCGGCAAGAGCCGTTGGAAGTGCTCGCGGTAGTTCGTGAACTGTGGGCTTACGGCGTCACGATTACGTCTGTGACTGAGGGCACGTTCCGGCCGGACGATTTCGGCAGCCTCATTAGCCTTCTCGTCCGCCTTGAGGGCAACCACAAAGAGAGTTCCCTCAAGTCTCAGAACGTCCGTAAGACCAAGAAGAAAGCCCGTGAGCTTGGCGGCTACATGGGCGGGCCCCCGCCTTACGGATTCACGGCGAGTAAGGTTCTGCGGAACGGTGTGGCCGTGCAGGTGCTTGAGCCTCACCCGGTTGAGGCGCCCATTGTCGCTGAGCTTGTGGCGTTCATCCTGGCCAACCGTGACGGGAAGCCGGACAAGCACGGGAAGCACCCGGCTAGCAAGCTCAGCGCGGTTGCATGGATGAATGCCAACCCCAAGGCCAAGCCTCACCGTGCCAAGGAGTGGAATGAGGCGAGCGTTCACCGGATCCTCATAGACCCTCGTCTAGCCGGGTTCGCTGCTGACTACGTGTATTACAAGGCTGCCGACGAGGAGCGACGGCGCAAGACCCGCGAATATCAGATCGTGCGGGACGAGCACGGTAAGGAAGTGATCGGTAACAAAGCCATCGTCTCGCCTGCCGATTGGTACGCGCTACAGGCTTGGATGGACAGCCGGAAGTCTGCCGGGCGTACCTCCCCGGGTGAGTCGCTGCTTGCCGGGTCCAAGCTTCTTTACTGCGAGTGCGGGAAGACCCTGACCCGGTTCGGTCCCGTGGGCTATCCGGTCAACTACAAGTGCCCGCGTAAGCGCACGGACATGGTGGGGCGTACCCATGAGGGGGGCAACAGCATTGCGGCGCACAAGGTTGACGAGTGGCTTGCACGTCGGGTCATGGCTCGGGTCCTGAACGCTGACATTGATGACCCTGAGACTCTGGTCATTCTCGCTGAGGCGACGAGGCGCTATGGGCAGCGCGTAGAGGCGCCTGCAACGGCCGGTGAGCGTACGGAGCTTGTCAGGGCCCGTGCAGCCGATACAAAGGCGCTAGAGGATCTGTACGACCGCGAGGAAGCCGGGGACTACAACGACCCGGTTGGTCGTAAGAGGTTCCGTGAGCGCAAGGACCGGATCACGACCCGGCTTGAGGCTGCCAATGCCCGGCTTATCGAGCTGGACAACCTTGACACTCCGTCGCTGCCTATCGAGATTTGGGCCGGTGAGGAACCGGGACAAGACCCGATCGGGGAGGGTTCTTGGTGGCACGGTGCCACGCTGGACGAGCGGCGTGACTTCCTGAGGCTGTTCGTGGACCGTGTGACGGTCAAGAAGGCAGCGCACAGGGGAGGCAACTTCCTGGGGGTTGAGTACAACCATGACGCGCGTTTGAGCCTGGAATGGGCAAGGCCCCCTATGCCCGATGATGAGTAGCACTGTGATCTAGGTCACATAGATAGCCCCGTCTCGGGACAGCCTGAGGCGGGGCTTTCGCGTGCGCGAGGAGACAGCGGGAGAGGTGAGGGGACTCAATGTCCGAATAGCCCTAGTTGAATGATGACGAATGACGAAATGACGTAGAGCTTAGATCACCTATACATAGTCTCTCTTTAAGCCCTTGTGGCGTTAACCGGGAACGTGACGTATTTCTGTCACTCGTCATCCGGGGCTCTCGCCCGTCCATTGCGCTGATAGGAAGTCCTTGCGCTCTAGTAATGTTAGGAAGAAAGCGCGGCTCCCGCGCACCTACATTTGATTCGGCGGTCTGTGGGCCCGCTTTCCTCCGTCCGGTAGTTGACTCCCCTCCCTCTCCCCGGGGTAGAGCCTGCCGGACACCTGCCCTCTTGGCTCAGTCTGGCCTAGAGCGCTCGGTTGTCAGCCGAGAGAACACCGGTTCAAATCCGGTAGGGGGCGCTTTGGTTCTGTAGCTCAGTTGGCAGAGCGATCGGTTGAAGCCCGATGCGCGTAGGTTCAATTCCTACCGGAACCACTTTGAATCCGTAGCTCAGTTGGTAGAGCGTGGGGCTCTTAACCCCTGCGTCGTTGGTTCGAGTCCAACCGGATTCACGGAGCGTGAGACGTAAGCGAGGCACGCACTCCCCGACCGGTGAACGGACCTAGTCCGGTGAACGGTTCTCACGCAATGTCGCGTAGCTCAATGGCAGAGCATCGGGTTGTTACCCCGGCGGTTGTTGGTTCGAATCTAGCCGTGACAGCGCAATGACGCATAGCACAACGGATAGTGTGCACGGCTACGAACCGTGCGATGGGGGTTCGAATCCCTCTGCGTCAACTGGTGCAGACAATAGGCCGTGACTGGCCAACGATATGCACCCTGGGTGAACACCGGCCCTAACCCCTTGGCTAGTCACCTATGGGACGGGAAGCTAGTAGCCCTCAAGCCCGCTTAGGCAAATGGTAAAGCCGCCTCGCTTAGGACGAGGTGCGTGGGGGTTCGAATCCCTCAGCGGGTACCAGAGTCAGCGTGGACGGCATTGATTCCCTTCACCGGGTCAATGGTCCGCACGCTGATTCGTTTTGCCTCTGTAGCTCAATTGGTTAGAGCGCCCGTTTCGTAATCGGGAGGTTCGGGGTTCGATTCCTCGCAGGGGCCCTCAGGCAGGATAAACGCGTTCGCCCGTCATCCTGCCGCATCTAGGTGTAGCTCAGTAGGTAGAGCGCGCGGTTAGGGACCGTGAGGCCGTAGGTTCGAGACCTACCACTTAGACCAACTACTGAATTCAGTAGCTGCTACGCGAGCAGGATTGCGGCACGCTGTAGGCGCTCAGGGTCGTATTTGAAGTGGCCTAGGGCGCGTGCACATGCCTTGCAGACTACGCCTTTGATCTCGCCGTTCTGCTTGTCTGTGTAGACGCTGTTCGGGTCTTCCTCGCTGCCTTCTCTGTTGCAGATGTCGCAGGGGCTAGCGCGTAGGTCCATGTACTCAGGGACGGTAAGGCCAAGCTTCTTGGCTGTTCCCTTGATCTTGTCATCACGGTACGGGTTGGTCCGGCCTGCTTGCCTTGCTCGCTGAGCGAGTGCTTTGCAGCCCTTGCACTGTGACCCGTGTCCGTCGCTGCGGTTGGCATCCTTGGCGAATGCGTCTAGGTCTTTGTCTTCTCCGCATGTGATGCAGACTTTGTGTGCCATACACGCAAGGATAGCATCTGTCAACTACTGAATTCAGTAGCTGCCATTCCAGGGTGTGTGTATGCCACCCCTTCTCGTATAGGCCCCCTCGTGAGCGTGCCTGTATCCCCCTTCTCTCTTAGCCCTACCCCCTGTGTTGCCTACCCCCTTGGTGTACCCCATGCCTAGTAAGCCTCGTACCCCATGCTCTGTACCCGGATGCCCTGAGCTAACCAGTGGTGGCCGTTGTGTTGAGCACGCGAGGCAAGCTAACAAGGATCGCGCATCACGTGGTGGCGCTGTCTATACGACACGATGGCAACGTGTGCGTAAGGCGTTCATCTATAAGCATCCTTGGTGTGTGCTATGCGCTAAGGCTGCAACTGTCGCTGACCATTTCCCTTTGAGTCGTCGTGAGCTTGAGGCTAAGGGTGATCCGAACCCTGACAGCCCTAAGCACCTACGACCCTTGTGCACGTCGTGCCATAACAAGGAGACGGCTAAGCATCAACCGGGCGGTTGGGCGCATGAGCGAGGCGCACGGAGTGTGACGCTGAACGCTTACGGACGGTTCGCAGATGACGCCGACTCGTCGCGCTGAGTGCCTACCCCCTGGGGGGTGACCCCCTCCCCCCTCTCACACGGAGCGGCAGGGAGGCAAAAACCTACGATGGCTGATCAGACCGTTCCTGCGGAGGTGACTGAGCGTGGCCGTATCCGGTGCCAAGCCCAAGCCTCACCTCATGGCCGTTCGTGAGGGCACGTTCCGTGCTGACCGACAGTCGCCCGGTGCCTCGTTCGCTCCGTCCGCTCCGAGTGAGCCGGATTGGGATGAGGTCATGCCCGGCAGGAGCAAGGGTCATAAGGACGTTCGCGCTAAGGCTGCCTCTGTGTGGGCAACCACCATTCCGGCGCTCGTCGTGTCCGCTGGTCTGACCGACCCTCAGCGTGAGACAGCCATTGAGTATTGCATTACGGCTGCCCGCATCTGGCAGGCAGAGCGTGAGCTTTCTCGTCAAGGTCTCGTGGTCGAGACCGAGCGCGGCATGGTCAAAAATCCGTGGGTCACCATTGTCAATCAGTACCGGTCTCACTTCCGGTCGCTAACGGGTGAGCTTGGCCTTTCCCCCTCTAGTGCGGCAAGGATCACGCCGCCGGATTCTGGGGGAGAGGATGACGACGTTTTCGACTGACGAGTTTGACCCCTCGTCGCTGCCCGTTCCGTATGACGCTCTGATTGAGCTTGGCATGACGGACGAGGAGATTAGGGACGCTTGGGAGCGTCGCCCCCTCGTCAATGCTTTCCAGGCTCACGAGCGTGAGGGCGCGTACTTCTCGGTTGCTCACGCCGCCCGTGCTCTTAAGGCTATTGAGTCGTTCAAGCACACCAAGGGCCGGTGGGGTAACTCGCCTCTCAAGTTGCAGACTTGGCAAAAGGTGTGGGTTGTCTTCCCCATCTTCGGTTGGCTTTGGTATGACGACGAGGTTGGGCGGGACGTTCGCGTTACTCGCTCGGTCTGGATTGAGGTTCCGCGTAAGGCGGGTAAGTCAACTCTCTCCTCTGGCATCGGCCTAGCGCTTCTGCTCGCTGACCGTGAGGTTGGCGCTGAGGTCTACGCCGCCGCAGGATCCCTTGAGCAGGCTCGGCGTGTGTACGAGGACGCTAAGCGTATGGCGGAGACTTCCAAGGCCGTACGTGGGCGCGTAGAGATCCTGAGGAACGTCCTGAGGGTGCCTCGTACGGGTGGTGTCTTCCGTGCGCTCTCTAAGATCGCTGAGACTGCCCACGGACTGAACGTGTCCGGCGCGATCATTGATGAGGTTCACGTTCACAAGTCGCGTGACCTCGTTGACGCTATCGAGACCGGTACGGGTGCCCGTGATCAGCCGCTAATCGTGTTCATCACGACGGCTGACGAGGGCGAAGAAGGCAGCATTTACGACGAGAAGCACACTTACACTCGTCGTGTCGCTGAGGGTGTGGTTAAGGACCCCGGTCACTACGGCGTCATTTGGGCGGCTGCTGAGGATGCCGACCCTTTCTCTGAGGAGACGTGGCGTAGGGCTAACCCGGGTCTTGGTGTTTCCCCCTCGCTGTCTTACCTCCGTCGCGAGGCTGAAAAGGCTAAGTCAACCCCCTCGTACTTCCCTACGTTCTGTCGCCTGTCTCTCAATCGTCGTATGCGCTCGTCTACGCGTTGGCTGCCTATGCCTTTGTGGGATGAGAACGCCGGAACGGTTGATGAGAAGCGTTTCCGCTATCGGCGTGCTTGGGGTGGCGTTGACCTTTCGGCCGTGTCTGACCTTTCCGCTTGGGTTCTCGCTGTTGAGTCTCGGCAACCGGGGGTTGAGCTAGAGCTTGTCTCGCGCTTCTGGCTGCCTGAGGAGCGGGTTGACGAGCTTGAGGCCCAACTACAGATGCCGTTGCGTCAGTGGGCCCGTGACGGCTTCCTGACCCTCACTGAGGGCGACGCTATCGACTACGGCGCGATTGAGAAGCAGATCATTGCCGACTGTCGCCGGTTGAACGTGCAGCGCGTGAGCTATGACCGCATGTTTGCGGGTCAGCTTGTGCAGCGCGTTGACCAGAAGACCAAGGGCGTTGATGTGGTGCCGATCGCGCAGACCTACTTGGGTATGTCGCCCGGTTCTAAGGAGCTTGAGCGGCTGCTACGTGAGGGGCGCGTCAAGCATGGTGGTAATCCCATCTTGCGTTGGAACGCTGCTTGCGTGGAAATCTACGCGGACGGTAACGACAACATCCGTCCCCGGAAGCCGGACCGTCATCAGTCGTCGGCCCGTATTGACGGCATTGCAGCCGCTGTGATGGCTCTTGACGGTTATGTCCGTCGCCCGATTAAGAAGGCTCGCGCTGCGAGTGCTTAGCACCTACTGAATTCAGCAACTGACCACCTAGGGAAGGGGGTTGACGCATGGCTGAGACCCCCCTTGAGGTCGTGAACCGGCTATACGCCAAGCTCAAGCGACGTGCCAGTAACGCCAAGAAGTACGGCGCTTACTACAACGGCGATCACAACCTAAAGTTTGCGTCTCCTGAGTTCTCGACCATTGCCGGTGACCTGTTTGATGGGTTCTCGGACAACTGGTGTCAAGTGATCGTTGATTCGACGCTTGAGCGGTTGATGCCTATGGCGTTCCGTCTTGATGACGGTTCGCTTGACTCGGTCGCTTGGGATTCTTGGCGCCGCAATGAGTGTGATGTTGAGATTGGGCTTGCTCTTCTTGAGTCGCTGATTTCGGGTCGCTCGTATGCGCTCGTGTGGCGTCCGGATGGGCCGGATACTGAGATCACGTTCTATGACGCCACGAGCGCCATTGTTGAGTATGTGCCCGGCAAGCGTCGGGTACGGCGATACGGTCTGATCACGTGGACGGATGACGAGCGCGAGAATGTCACGCTCTTCACTGCTGACCGCGTGTTCAAGTTCTCGCGTCCGATCGGTCACGCTGCCCGGTACGACTACGCCGACAGCAACATTGGCGTTCTCGGCGGTTCGGCATGGTCGCTTGACGCTGAGATGCCTAACCCGCTCAAGGTGGTCCCGCTCGTCCCGTTTGAGAATCGTGCTCGCCTACAGGGCAAGCCGGTTTCGGAGATTGCCAACGTTGCTCCGCTACAGGACACCGTTAACACTCTCTGGGCTCACCTCCTGACCAACTCTGACGCTCTCGCGGTTCCCGCTCGTGTGGTTACCGGCATGGACCGGCCTACGCGTGAGATCACGGACGATGAGGGTGAGGTTGTCGGGGAGGAAGACCTACCGCTAGAGCCGTACCGGTCTAACCGGCTGCTTTGGCTTGAGTCTGAGTCTGCGGGTATCGCTGAGTTCTCGGCTGCTGATCTCAGCAACTACACGAACGTTATCGGTACGGCTGTCCAGCACATTGCGGCGCAGACGCGCACACCCCCGCATTACCTGCTTGGTCAGGTAGTCAACATCAGTGCGGACGCTCTAGCGGCTGCTGAGTCTGGTCTTGTGGCCAAGGTGACTGAGCGGCAACGGTTCTTCGGTGCCTCGCTACGTGAGCTTATGCGGCTGGATGCGTTGGCCAAGGGGGATACCTCCCGTGCTGACGCGCTCGCGCTTGGTTCGGTTGTGTGGCGTGATCCGCAGTTCCGTTCTGACGCTCAGTACGCGGACGCGCTCACCAAGCTCAAGGCAATCAACGTTCCGGACGAGGCGCTGTGGGAGCGAATCCCGGGTGTTACGCCGGATGAGATTGAGCGTTGGAAGACCATGCGCAATGACCAGGCATCGGCAATCGTCGGTGGGGACATTGCGGGGCTGTTCGGTCCTAAGCCGGATCCGGCAGCCGATGTACAGACGGACGGGGAACCGGAGGGGGTCTAGTTGGCTACCTCCGGGGCTCTGGCCCAAGCTAGGTATGACGCGACCACATCGGTTACGCGAGGCGTTCTAACGGCCGTACAGGGGCTTTGGCGCGATGCCACCCCCGACCGA